TTCGCTTTTTGAGCTTAACTCTTATGAGCTGCGACTAGTGGATACCGATGAAGGCCGCATCATCCCTTTAAATATGTTGTCCTCGGGCGAGCGCGTAATCATGTCCACCGCTCTTTGGCGCTTCGGTGTGACAGAAGTAGGGCGTCACTATAAGTTGCTACTTCTCGATGAGCCCGACGCCCATCTGCACCCGTCAATGACGCGCCGCTTCCTCGATGTGATTCAAAGGATATTTGTCGAAGAACATGGCGTGCAGGTAATCATGACCACTCATTCGCCATCAACGGTGGCCCTCGTTCCCGAGAGTAGCCTTTTTGAGATGCGACGGGTCCAGCCGCGAATCCAGCCCGCGATAAGCAGAGAAGCGATGATCGCGGACCTGACTGACGGCTTTGTCGTTGTACACGAGGGCATGCGCGTCGTGTTTTGTGAAGGTATCCATGACAGCCCATTTTACGAGATGGTGTGGGAGCGCCTTACTGAAACTGAAGTGCTCAGCCGACCCATAAACCCTCGGTGGATTCCCCTAGCACGGACGCCCCCACTCGTCTTCATGCACGGCAAAGGTATCGACACGATTACGGCGATCATTCCGCAACTTCGAGCGGCGGGCCTATCGCACTTTCATGGGTTGATTGATCTTGACGATAGCAACGCGCGCCGAGATGGAATTCATGTAATCGCACGCCGGGCCTTAGAGAACTATCTGTTCGACCCCATTAGCATTTGGTGCTTGTTGCATAACGAAGATCGGCATCCGGCTGTGGACGGAATTAATGTCCCGCGCGGCCAGCGGGCTGTAGTAACCCGAATGAATGACAATGAGCTTCAAAGTATTGCGGACAAAGTACTGAGCATGGTCCGGGCGTTTCTCTCAGTCCCTACACCAGATGAGAACCGGATCGAGGTGTCGTTCATTACTGGAAAATGCCTGCACTATCCGGCCTGGTTTTTGCACTCTAACAAGGACGTGTTAATGGCAGCATTTAAGAGGGCATTTCCACGATTGCTAAAAGACAGCTACGACGAACTCGTAACAAGTTTCGCGACACTCGACATGATTCCAACGGACTTGGCCGAATTGATGAGGGCCATTCAACAACCGCGCGGCGCCAAACATCGGTCCGCCACGCCTGATGGCGAGAGCTGACCAATAGGTGACGCGTTGGATCTGCCGCATTTGAGGGTTGGGATACGCCCCGTGCTCCGCGTTAGTGCGGGTCGAGGAGCGACGCGAATACACCCACGTGCCGTGTACTCGCCGATGGCCGTCTCGTGACCTTACGGCCGCTTCACCCCGGAGATCCTGGTAGGCAGCGGCTGCAGTCGATTTTGCATGAAGCGAGTGTCGAACTGCTGCACTCGCGGCGCGTTCGTGTCCGCGCCCGTCCTCGCAAAAAACTGTTCGGGACTTACCGGCCAGCGCGCGATGCCTCCGCGTTCGCCGCCCAGAACTCGGCGTTGCCCTTGTTGATGCTCTCGACGAGGTCGCGCGTGGCGCCGGCGAGCGCTGCGCCGTCCGCGGCTACATGTCGCCGGTCGTCGACTTGCGCGCCGGTTGAGGCGGCGCGGCTGTCGGCTGTACGCGCCGCTCCGCTTTCCCAGTGTTCGCGGTTGCGCCGGTTGATTTCCACTATCGTATCTGCCGCGCTCGCGGCGCGTTGTTCAAAATTGGTCAAGCGCCGCCCGCTGTCGCCGGTCGTGATGGCCGTGCCGCTGGCATCCACCCGCCACCCCTGACCTAATGCGTAGCTCATAAAAAGTTTGCCCACCTCATCGCGCACGTTTCTTGGCAGGGAAATGAGTGCGTCTTCGATACCATCCCAAATTGTCCCGGGGTCGCAGATTCCAGAGATGGCGTTCTTAGCGGGCTGGTCGTTGGGATCTTCCGCAGAAAGGATGGCATCCCGCGTCGGGACGCGTGAAAAGCGCGGGTCGAGAGCGAGCTTGCCGTCGCGGATACAAAGGCGGAAGTCGCTTTCGGCCTTATTTGGAATGCGTTCACGGACTTGCATATGAACTGTTCGAGGGGTCATTTGTGTCTATCTCCTGGTTAAAAGACTATTGACTGCATCGGAAGAAAATGGGCGCCCGCAAAAAGCGGGACGCTGACCGCCGCAGGATGGAAAGGGACCCGCGCGCCAGCCTTTCCCCGTTGTTTGGGACACGGTTGAACTGGTCCCGCCGCCCATGAAGCGCAGCGGCCGCGATCTCAGGAGCCCACCCCGAATCGCGCTTCAATGCCATCACGCCGCCTCCACAGCGTTTGTCGCGTCGCTACCGTCGCCCGCGATCAGTCGGGCTCGCCGCGCGGCCCAATCCTCGGCGTGCTGATTGATACGGGCGCGGTGCGGGTACGCCGTGCTGGCTAAGTCTGCCGCGTAGCGGCTGCTCTCAAAGAAGCCCGGCGGCTCTAATGCTTTCGTGACCGTTGCTGACGCGGGATAGAGTGGCGCGCCGCGCGGGCGGGACGCCGGCAATAACGGGATCAGCCGTTCACGAAGCAATACGGCGGTGGCCTCGTGGCGCTCGATTTCTGCCGCGATCTCTTCAGCTTCCGCGATGAGGAGCCGCTCGACCGCGTTTAAGAGAGCCGCCTCCGCAGTCTTCGCTTCGACCGCGAGACGCTCGCGGTTGGCCCGGGCTAGGCTGACGGCGTCCTCGGCGCTGACGAGTGCACTCTGTTCGCGCTCGTGCGCCGCCATTCGGCTCGGATCAACTCCGATCTCCAATCCGAGAGTCGGCTTGTCCGCCGCGAGGGCGGCCTGAAGGTCGCGTGCCCTCTCGGATCTAGCTGCTTCTATTGATGCTCGATTGCGTTCTACCGCCTTACGGCGCGATTCCGCGAAGCGCTCTGTCCGTTCGAGGGCCTGCACGGCCTGGAGGAGCCGCGCGTCGGCTTCCGCGCGATTGGCTCGCGCCGCCTTAACTTTCGTCAACAAGTCATCCGTCAGTGCGTTCGTCATATCGTCCTCTCAATTATCGCGACTTGAATCGATTGCTCTCGGCCTCGCGCATCGCGAGCCGCCGCATCTTTCGTGCGCGCCTGCGTGCCCATCCGGCGTGCCGCTTTCTCATCCCGCGCACCTCGCCCAAATTTCCAGCGCACGGCGGCCGGGCTGGAAGGCGATCATCACGGCGTCAGCTAGGTTTGGTGATCGAGTGCCGGCGGGAGCTTTGTCCACGCAGAGTTTTCCGACGCCATTGACGCTGTAGGTGGGCTGGGAAAGTTCGACCGTGAGCGCCGTCAACTCCTCGAGCTGCGGATTGATGGAGATGATCTCATCCGGCTCGTACGGCATTCGATCCACAACCGCGCGATGCGTGGCCTGGAATCTCAATCGAAGCGCCCAGAACGACATTGATTTTGCGTTCAAAAAGTAGTCTTTGTTCTTGCGCTTCTTGACCATCTCCCCTTCGGGGTCAAACACCGCGGCGCTGCCACGGAATGGAGCATCTAGGATTGGACGCTTCCCGGCTCGTTCCCGTTGCTCGCTGATCTGATTGGCATCCCCTCGAACGCCAGCACCAAGTCCATCCGCGTCGTAATCAAAACTTAGATATCCCCACTCGTCGCAAAGGTTGAAGGCGCGAATGACGGTGCGGTAAATATCCGAGCCCTTCCCGGACCATGACTGCAAATGTTCAAGCAGCACGCCATGCCGGCCGGCGAAAGCATTGCGGTCAATGCCCTCGTCCGCCACATCGAGGCCGGCATATTTGTTTCCGGTCGGGGTGATGCCCAACTTTAAATGCGCACCGATGGCGGCCTGTACCCAGGCAGAAGGAATTAAAACCCCTTCAATTGAGGCCGAATAATCGCAATCCACTTCTTGTGCGACGACGACGGGCGAGAGAGTGTGAACCTGCTTCGCGTACCACTCCGGCCCTTTGCGCAAATCATCGCGCCAGCCGAAGGAAAAGATGGGGATGTTTCCGGAAAAGCGTTTTTGCGCGAAGGGATTCCCCATCCCGTTCGGCGTGCTGACGTCTTGGCGGCAATTTGTCGTCATGGAGAGAGAGGCGTCGATTAACTGCGGCCGCTCTAGAAACGCTGCTTCGTCAACAAAATAAATACCAGTGCGATCGCCGCGCCCAATCCCGTCACCACTCTCGCCGGTCATCGCCGACCCTGATCCTGGAAACAGAATCCTCATATGCGGCGCGTGCCGCTCGCGAGTCCAACCGTCGAGGAATTCCGCGGGGAGGCGCGACAAAAAGAATCGCGCCTTTTCGAATAGCGACTTCGGCGAGCCGATTTCGTCGACATAGATCTCTTTCCGAGATCCGAAGCCCACGACCATGCCGCGATGGAAGAGGCAAAGAGTCGCGGCGAGACAAACCGTGAGCCAGGACATGCCGGATTCGCGGCTCTTTTCTGTGAGCCCGGGTTCTCGATTGCGCCAACGCTCAATAACCCATTCGATCCACTCGACCTGCCGCGGGAAGAGGATGAAGGGAATATCGGTCGGTAGCCCCCGCTCAACATTGCGTGGATCGAAGGTCCAACCGAAGTCCGAGATGAAATCGGCCGGGTGATCGCGGTAGTGCAGCTTCAGCGCGGGCAATACTGCGGGATTGGCACGTAAGCGCAGGAGCCGCTCGGTGCGCGCGGCGATCACGGGGAGATAGTCGGGGTTTTTGAAGTTGAAGAGCATGTGCTTTACTTCCCCGCCAACTTCTCGAAAAGGCTGACGACGTTGTTTGGCTCGTCGGGCGGGGCGTCGCGCGGCGGATCTACAGCGGCCTTTGCGGGCGGATCGCTCATCGGCTGCGGTTCAATAGTCGCCTCCGGCTTTGTGGGCGCGGCGATCGCCGCAGGGGATTCAAAGCGCAGCGAGCCGATGTCAATTTCCGTGCCGGACATCAGTTGCTGATAAACTCGCGCGGCTTCGGCTGCGTCAGTGATCGGCGCGTCGTGCCGGGCGAGCGGGGAGCCGTTAGCGCCGGTCAGTTCCGTCCGTTGAAGTTTGGGCAAGCAAAATTCAGCCACTTTCACCAGCAGCTCCAACGCGGCCTTTGGATTTTTCTTAGCGACTCGATCAATCCACGTTTGGGCGAACGCCGCGTTATGATCCAGGAAGGCCGCGAAAAGCTCGCGCGCACTGGCGGTGATTTTATTCGGCACGCCGGGACGCCTTCCCGGGGAGCGAGGGGGTTTGCGCGGGGGCATAACGCGCGGCTCAGGCGGTTGCCCGGTCCGCGGCCGGTACGTCGCGGCCGTACTTCCGCTCAAGCCGCCATTTCAACGCCGCCGCGACATCGGATTCAGAAAATTGGCGCCAACCGGAATCCGAGCGCGAGGGCGCGATCACTCCGCCCGCTTCCAGCACTCTCATCGTCGCGGTGGTAATGCCGGTGCGCCGAATGAACGTGCCGGTGCCGAGTTTCTGTTCAGTCATTGAAGTACCTTCCGAAAGCGAATTGCCTATCGGAAGGGTGCGGCCGAAGCAGCACCGCGGGAAACACCAAAACGCGCGCGAGCTAAGCTGACGCGCGAAATAATTAGGGAAGCGGTTTCTGCAGGATCTTGCGCACTTGTGACGGGCTCAGCTTTTCATCCGCCGCAATGTTCTTCGGCTTTATGCCCACGGCGACGGCGGCCTTAATGCGGCGGTCGCGCTCAATGTTCTTAGTCGTGCGCGCGGCGGCGCTCGCCGCACTGCCTTTCGCGCGGGCGCGCTGAGCTGCTTGCGCGTGCGCTTCGTCGGCCGCGGTCAGGGCGCGCTTGTGCGCCTCAACAAGGGGCACTACGGCGGCCGTTACGTGCGCGGTCGGATTCTTCGCCCAATGCTCAGCGTTCCCGGCGTTGATCGCGCGGAGCTGGGCTTGCAGTTCTTCCTTAGTCTTCATTCAGCGCTCCTCGGGTCGGTACGCGACACCTTGCAGGGCTACCGGACGTGGTGCAGGCGCGGCGAACGGCCGAAACTGTGGGCCTAGGCCGGGCGTAGGTCGCCGAACGCGCCTTCAGCGCGCGAGCATGGACCTGACGGCGGACGGAACGAACTCCTTGCCCGCGCTGCTGACGTGGCCCTGGGCAGCGAGTAGCGCAGCGATCTCTCGGTACGAGCGGCGCTCGCCGCTGCGGGAGTTTTTGCGGTGTAGGCTGCGGGCCAGATTCACCGTCTCCGGGCGGCGCTCGACGTGAGACTTGCGGCCTTCGCACTTTCCATTCGCTGCGCGCTTGCGGTCGCGGGCGACCCGCAGCTTCAGCACGATGCTCGCCTTCTCGAACTCGCTCACCGCGCCGAGGATCTGCCGCACCATCGTCGCGGTAGGAGTTTCGTCGGTGAAGTGACTCGGTGCATCTACCGGGATCAGCTCGATTCCGCGCGCCTTCAGCAGAGCGTGGCCGGTGAGCTGGACCGCCAAATCCCGCGCGAAGCGCGAGGCGCTCTCGACCAGGATCACTCGCACATCGGCATGCCCGGCTAGGTACGCCAGCGCCGCGCGGAAGCCGGGACGGGCGTCTATCGGGTCGGCCCCGCTCACCGCCGCGTCGTAATAGGGCGGGAGCACGATGTCGTAGCTCGTCCGGCGAGCGTAGGCGTTGATCGCGGCCATCTGGCGCTTGTGGCTGTCCTTGTCCTCGCCGACATTCGAGGCGGAACTCGTCCGAAGGTAGGCGACGGCTTTGCGCTTCATGATAGTTACTTCCACTAATATAAACAGTAGCTTGTATTATCGCTCGTTTCTTATTCCGGAGAAAGCGAAACGTTTCTAGGCCGCCCGGGGAGCGCGGGCGACGCTGCCGCAGAAGCTTAGACTTGCACTCGGCTGTAGTGCGGATGCGCGCGCCCGACGCGTCAACTACGCAGTTTCCGCGAGGGCGCTCGCGTGCGTGAAGCGTACTTTTCCGTACTCTATTGGCGCGGTGGTGTGGCATCGACCTTTCGAAGCGAGGTCCAAGGTAGTTGAAAGGTAGATGACCATGCCGAGGCTTAATTCCCTGCGCCGCAACTACCTCATCTACCTCCTCTACCTTTATAAGAGAACAGTAAACAATGCTTACAGAGATAAAACGCCTCACGGCGTTCGCTCTACAACATGTCGGGCGATTTTTCCCCGAAAAGGTAGAAAAGGTCATTGAGGTAGCTGCCACACACGTTTCCCCGGGCAAAAATGCACAACTACTTTTAACCGCGAGGTCGCCGAGGTCGAAAGGTAGCTGGGCGCGCGTCTTCATCACATTTCCTTCACACCGCCCAAGCCGTCTTCGACGCCTTTACGAACGGCCTCTCGCAGGGTGTCGCGCTCAGTGCGCACTGCGCCCTGGTCCGCGTCCCATACGAACCCCCGCCCACCATTCTCCTTACTGAACTCTTTCCGGCATTGCTCCAGATCCGGAAAGACATAGACCTTAGTGGCGTTGCCGTTGCGGTCGGTCGCTTGTCGCTTGTGAACGCCCGGACACATTTTCGCGAGCCTCATGCCGAACGACGTTTCGTGCCCACGGCGCGATTCACCGCTAACCCCCGCGCTACGCGCATACTCATCAAATAAGTCCCCGGTCAATACTTCCGTCTTCCATTCGCCCTGCGTAGCAATCTGGCATCCGTCATTCAACCGCCGATACCAAAACTGCGTAACCGGCGTCATTGATCGGATCACTTGATCGAGCTTCGCATCGGTCTCGGGCGGCTTGCGCAAATTGACGCCCGACCGATCGTAGTTCAAAAGGTAATGCAGCAACGCCTCATGCCCGCCGTTTTTCATCTGCGTCGCGAGCGCGCCGAAGTACTCCGTGTCCTTTGCACGGGTATTCGCCACATCAAGCATGCAAAAGCGCCGGTCGTCCATCTCCGCAGGCACGACCCACTCTTTATTGCTCGCAATGATCAGCCGCGCGAAATTATCAACCCGAATTAAATCTTTGCCCTTGAACTCGATGGAGTGCGTGGGCTCGGTGATGAAAGCCTTCAACACACCTTCATGAGCTTTGTCGCCCGCGAAAAAACTTTCGTCGCAGAACACGACTAGCGCATGCGCCAGATGTGCGTTGAAGCGGCCGACTAAATGCTCAGACTTGGTGACATGTTGAAAATGGGCACGACTGACGAGGTCGCCGAGAATCCGTGCGAAGGTGCCCTTTCCAACTCCTGACGCCCCCCGTAGCACGATGGATGTGCCCGGTCGGTCGCAAGGGTTTTGAAAGAGATCGGCGCACCATGCCATGACAAATTTATAGAGCGTCTCGTCGCCGCAACAAATGATGTCTTTCACGAGGGCTAGGAAAAGCGAGCAATCGCCCGGTGCGGGTGTGACGCCGAAGCCTTTCCAAAGATTGTAGACTCCGGGGGCGGTTTTTTCGGGGGCAAACACAACGCTTTCATATTGTCGTCGCTGCCGCTGCCGCAGCCACCATGCTCCCATCAGCCGTTTGCCGACAAAACGGTTAGAGTACCAATTCTTCAAATCCTGAAAGCTCGACAACGTAAATGCGCCCCCGGCGGCCTCAGTCAGCACGACCGTTCGACCGCTCCAAATTACAACCGCGTGCTTTGCGTTCAACTCCTCCAATGCTGTGTTCTTCTCGTTAGTCAACGCCTCCCGAGCCGCGTCAATCAAGCTCCGCACCGCCTCTTCGAGATCAGGGCAATCTTTCGTGGCGGGGTCCTCTCTGAGGAGATCAATGATTTCGGCGTCTTCCTTTTCCTCGCGCACGAGCTTGCGGACTTTTGTGCGCATCTTTTTCCAGGTCGGATCCGTAGCCACAGCAATTACCTCGGGGAGCGTTGCTTCCGGTTCAGCGCTCATTGCTCGGCCCTCTGGCTGGCGCGTTCAGCCCGCAACTCTAGTAGCCAGCGGTGCACATCCGCCAGCCGCCGCTCATCACAGCAGCCGTGGTAGCACTTAAACCAGCCTTCGAAGTCATTCGCGTCGCCCGGCTCCATGAGATACGCGCCACTGTCGGCCGGGTCGGAGTGTTCATCTATCCAAGGACACCGCACCTCATGCCACCCGGCGTGTGTCTCGCGCTTATACATATCGAGCAGTGAGAACGCTTTGAGCAATGCGGCGAAACGCCGGTCAATACCCGCTCTGAGTGCGGGCGTGAGTTGTATGGCGGCGCGGGCGGATTCGGGCGGGGCAGTTAAGTCCAGCCCGTAGGCGGCGGCGATCTGTTTTATCGTGTAACGCCGCGCGGGTTCAAATTCGATACACCGCACCCGCCACGGGTGCCCGTCCTGAGCGTATTTGGCTTTGCCATTAATGCCGACAGGCAATCGAGCGACGCGATTGACACCCGCCATGCCGGTGTCTTTCCCAATCAGGCCATGCGTTATCAACTGCCCAATCAATCTCGCGCACAGCGCGCGGTCGTGTGCGTCGGCGTCCTGCGTGATGAAATAGTCGGCTTGGTGGTTGTCGCGCGAACTCTCGATCAATGCCGACGGCGGCAGCTTCAATTTGTTCCAAGGAATCTTGCTGCCCAGCCCCGTCCCGATATCGTCAATCATGATCAGCCGCTGCGCCGCGTGCAGCGCGGTCGTCCGTTCCCATCGCTCGCCTTGCGCATTGGGGTGGAAAGTGCAGCCCGCGACGTAGTTGTTGTGATCGCGCGCGATCCGCTGGGGCAGGCGCTCGCCAGGAACCCAAGGCGCTGCCGCGGCTCTAAAATTACCTGGATCGCCCGGAAACCCAACACACAGCGCATGAGTTCCGGGATCGATGTCGCTGAACACCGCCGCTAGGAATTGTTCATTGCTTATGCAACCGGGCACCTGGCCAAACGTGCTTGTGCCGGCGGCACCCGGGTTCGTGGCATCGGTGTTCAACACGGCGCTCATGTCGCACCGCCTTTGGCGGAGCAGGCCGCCAAGAGCTTCACAAACGCCGCATCGACGAGGTCACGGTCACAGTCCAGCAGCCGCAAAGCGATGCCGGATTCATTGCGCAGTGGGCGTTCGCATTTGATGCCGCAGTGGAACGCGGCACAGAGAAAATCGCCGACCTGAACGCCGCTGTGGTAGTCGAATTCGAGCGCCTGCGACCAGCGCCGCGCAAAATAGGCGAGCCGCCCGGCGGCGGCGCCCCAGGGGACTTTGGCGTTCCCGCAGGGGCCAAATTTAATAAACGCTAAAGCGACCGCGACGCCTTCGCGGTTCAGCGGCTCTGGAGCCTCACCACTAGGTGCGAACCCCGCGCGCCAGAGGCCCGGGAATTTTTTGTTGGCGGCGGTGATTGCTGAAGCGGCCGCCTTGAGCAGCGACCCGGGAATCTTGACCATAAAGGCTCCTTGCGTGCGAGGTCCTTAACCTCGCTTGTGTTGACGGGTGCAAGTTATTGATTGCCTTTATGGGGTTGACGATGTACGTCATTCGGACTGTGTGTGCTTGCTGTGCGTCTTTTCACGCACGCGCTGCGGGCTTCTTCGATGCGCTGTTCTGCTTCAGGCCCGGCAGTGCTTCCACCTCCACGGTACCGTCGCGGGATGCCTCGATGCGTTTCCAAACCCACTGCAACACCTCGGCTTCGATCCAGCCGGAAGCGCGCTTGCCAATTTTTACGCGACGGGGGAAGTTGCCTTCGCGTTCAAGAACGCCACGGCGGGAGAGCTTCAGTCCTGTGACGTGGTACACCTCTGGATCGCGCAGGATGCGGACGGGCATCGGCGCCAGTGCAGGGCGGGGCGGCGGAGTCTTATTGGCCATCGGCGGTCTCCTTTTATAGACGCGCCCCCGCCGCCGCCCAATAAAAAAGGCCGCGACCGGGAGCGCAACAAATGCGCTGCCTATCGCGACCTTGCTTTATAAGGGTGCCCCGTCGCTTTGGCGCCGTGCCGTTATGTGAGCCGGCGCCCTGGGCTTTTCGTACACCGTTTAGGCGGGTTCGAGCCCGCTAACGTCGATTTAAAGTATGCCTGACGAAGTGACTTTAATTGACAACTATAAACCGTGTAAAAACATTCGTTTGCACGCGCTTTTCGTTTTAAGCGCGTTTCGCGCGCTTCTTGCCCACGACTTTTTTGTCGCCCGCCCGCAGGCCGTCGAGGTAGTCCGCCCACGCTTGCATCATCTTGCGGCGTTCGCCGAGGCGCTGCGCCTTGTTATATGCGGCGCGCACCTTGTTGCGTTCCGCGTGGGCGAGCTGCAGTTCAATCAGATCGGGGTGCCATCCTTGCTCATTTAACAAAGTGCTTGCGGTCGTGCGAAATCCATGGCCAGTCATTTCTTTCTTCGAATAGCCGAGACGGCGGAGCGCGGCGTTGATCGTGTTTTCTGAGATGGGTCGGACTTCCGACCCCAGCCCTGGGAAGGTCAATTCACCGCCGCCGGTATGCACCTGCAGCTCGCGTAGGAGCGCGACTGCCTGACGACTGAGCGGCACGATGTGCATCTCCTTCATCTTCATCCGCTCCGCCGGCACTCGCCACACGGGCTCGGCGGCATTGAGGTCGAACTCCGACCACTTCGCCGCGCGCAACTCGCCGGGGCGGAGGAAGACCAATGGCGCTAGCCGCAAGGCGTGCGTGGTCGCGGGTTGCCCCTCGTAGCCGTCGAGCGCACGCAGCAGGGGGCCGATGGCCTTAGGGTCGGTGATTGCGGGATGGTGCGTCACGACGACCGCGGCGAGCGCGCCGCGCAGGTCCGCGGACACGTCGCGCTCGGCCCGCCCGGTCGCAATCGCGTATCGCGCGATCCGGCTAAAAATGGAACAGACCCGATGGGCGGTTTCGCGGGTGCCGCGCGCTTCGATTCCTCGCACTACGGCCAGTAGCTCCGGGGCGGTGACGCTGGGGAGTGGGCGGCTGCCGAAAGCCTTGTAAAGGGCGCGCAGCTCTCCCCCGTTCTTTTTACGCGTGGAGGGCGCGAGGTGCGTCTGCTTCGCGAACCATTCCTCGGCCAGCAGCCGAAAGGCCCCGCCCACAGCTGCCTTCGCGGCCTTACGCTCCGCGCTCGGATCGATTCCATCGGCCAGCAGCTTCCGTGCGTCGTCGCGCTTTTCGCGCGCACGCTTCAGTCCCACATCGGGGAACACACCGAGCGCGAGCGCCTTCTCGACTTTGTTGTGCCAGTACCGGAAGCGCCACAGACGCGCTCCGTTGGGCTTAACGAGGAGGTGCAGCCCCCTCTTGTCCATGACCTTGTAGGGCTTCTCCTTCGGCCTCGCGGCCCGGACGGCGATTTCGGTCAGCATAGCGCGGTACCCCGGTTGCGGCGGGATACCCCGGCCGGGTACCCCTGACGAAAGTATGCCTGTACGCGTCCGTTAAAGCTCGTTCTCGGCGCCATAATGCCGAGAATTATGAGTATTTCATCTCCTAGTCGGCTCGCAAAGGCTTCTATTCACGATATTTACGCTACGTTAGGCGTGGAGAGACTTAAACTACAGTGGTTTTATGATTTTTACGTCCGTTAAAAACGGCTCTTTTGGTGCCGGCTGCAGGAGTCGAACCTGCGACCCCATCATTACGAATGATGTGCTCTACCAGCTGAGCTAAGCCGGCACGGATGCGCGAGAAGGCGCGAGTCTACCGTTTTTTGCGCAGGCGGATGACG